CCCGGTTGTTCAGACGCGCAGTGGCGTTTGTGACAAGACAACCAGTTCAAGCACCTGTCGACCCGTTCCGGGCGGCAGGAGCTTGAGGGGGCCCTCTCATGTTTGATGGACTGACAACCAGCAAGACCAAGCTGGATGCCAGTAGGCTCAACATCAAACGGAGAAGGGGTGAGCCAACAAGGACCCGAACGATATATCAGGTCCCAGGAATGGGAACTGATACATTCTATAAGGTCCACAACAACAGTGTTGACATACTGGTGCGGGGCATTATGGAGCGCGTCTTTTACGTTAAAGATGCCCTCGGTAATTTCATATTGACACCTAAACCAGTACCAGGCCTGATTTCTAGGCGACTTACCTACTTCAAGGACTTAGTTGTAAAGTTCCTACCCGAGACCGCCCCTGTAGAGCCCGAGCAATTCGTGGCTTACTACACCGGCCGCAGGAGGACAATTTACGAAAATGCCCTTGAGAGTTTGAAGTATACTCCATTGAGTAAGAAAGACGCTAGATTGAAGGTGTTTGGGAAAGCAGAGAAAACAAATATAACTGTGAAACATGACCCACCAGTTAGAATTGTTAGCCCCCGTGATCCCAGATACAACATTGCTGTGGGGTGCTACTTAAAACCCCTTGAACACTTGTTATATAGATCGATCGGAAAAGTTTTCCGCGAAAAGACCATTACAAAAGGTCTCAATGCAAAGGAAACAGCCCAACTAATCCAACGAAAGTGGGAGAAGTATTCTGACCCGATCGCAGTGTCATTGGATGCGTCCAGATTCGACCAGCACTGTTCCAGAGATATTCTGGAGTGGGAGCACTCGGTGTATCTGGGAGCATATCGTCACCCAAAGCGACTACAAAAGTTGTTGTCCTGGCAAATCATAAATGATTGTACGGCCTATCTACCTGATGGAAAGATCAAGTACAAGGTAGAAGGAACCAGGATGTCAGGTGATATGAACACAGCAGCAGGAAATTGTCTCATAATGTGTGGATTAATCCATGCCTTTCTAAAAGAGAACAAATTCACTAAGATGTCAGTTGTGAACAACGGTGATGACAGCGTCGTGATAATGCGGCGCTGTGATCATGCTGAGTTCACTAAGCAAATTGGCCCATGGTTTAAAGATATGGGTTATGACATGAAAGTGGAACCACCTGTG